TGCTCGCCGACGTGGAGTCCCTGTCCTGCATGATTGACAACTTCCCGACGGACGAGGTGGACGTCGTTTGGTGCAAGGTCATGCAGGAATGCAAGTGGTTCACCAATACCATCTACATGAACTGCGTGGATGAAGCCAACTTCTCCAATACCGACGGGAAGATGTACCGCCGACAGTTCCTCATGGACAACAAGATCCTGTTCAATCCTGCCGTCGGCTACTTCTATGACCACTACTTTAACTCCATCGTCCTTGCTATCGCCAACCCATGGCGGATTAAGATGCTGACGACCGACTTCTACCCGTACTGCAAAACCCTGCGGGAAAACAGTTACCGCCACAACCTGGCTGCCTGCGACGTCATGATGCGGACGGCTGTTCCCCGGGATATCATGATTGCCGAGGAACTGAAAGTCCGGGGATTGCTCCATGCGTTCCGCCGTACGGTTGTTAAGGTCGTGTGCCGGGAGTATCTCGCCGTATACGCCATCAAACCGGAGAACAATACCCAGTATCCTGACTTCGTCACTTTCCTGGGTAAGTATTACGACGAGTTCGCTTCCATTCCCGAAGCAGACATTGAACCCGTGCTGGAAGAAGCACGGACGGAAATCTTCAATGCCATTCAGAATGCGTACAACCTTTACAAACTGGAGTACTACCTGCTGAACGACAACATCTCCCTTCATGATTGGATTCTACGCCTGTTCCCCGGCAAGCCTGCACCAGTAGAAACCGTTCCGGAAGAAACAGAATCACCCGCTGACCCGGAACAAACAACGCCCTCACTGACCCATGAACCACGCATTGTCGTCTACTGCGGGACCTACGATGTCTACCTCAACATGGTGGCATCCGCCAAGTCCGTTCTCTGCAACGTGCCTGTGGATAAGATCTACTTCCTGATTGAGGACGACGTCTTCCCCTACGAACTTCCGGACATCATTGAAACCATCAACGTCAAGAACCAGTCCTACTTCCCGCATGACGGCCCGAACTTCGACAACTCTTGGACATGGATGTGCATGATGCGGGCAGCTTACCCGGAAATCTTCCAGCAATACGCCAAGATCCTCTCCATCGACATCGACATCGTCTTCAATGACGACGTGTCCGACCTGTGGGACTACGACCTCTCCGACTACTACCTCGCAGGCGTCCCGGAACGCCAGCGGCAGAAGTCTTCCGCTGATCCGCTCTACATTAACTTTGGCGTGGTCATGATGAACCTCGACAACCTTCGCCGTGACAACTGTCAGCAACGGATCATTGATATCCTCAACACCCGCAAGGTGGACTGCCCCGAACAGGGCGCATTCAACGAGGTCTGTGCCGGACACATCCTGGAACTCCCGGCAGACTATAACTACACCACCTACTCCCATATCACCGGCGACGCTCAGCGTCAGCGGATCCTGCACTACGCCGGTCAACGGTTCTGGCGGCACTACTCGATGGTCAAACAATACTCCGACCTCGACTGGGATACCGTAATGGAAAGGCAGGCGAAACTCCATGGCTGAACGTACCGCTGTCTACGCTGCAACACGCAACCTTTACCATGACATGGTCGTCTGTGCCAAGTCACTCCTGTACCATAACGGTGCCGACCGGGTCATCTTCCTCGTCGAGGACGACACGTTCCCGGAAGAACTGCCGTTTTGCATCTCTACCATGAACGTCAGCAATCAGACCTACTTCCCTTCAACCGGACCGAACTTCTCTTCAAAATGGACTTACATGGTGCTGATGCGGACTGCCCTGTGCTACCTTCTCCCTGACCACGACCGGGTTCTCTCTCTCGACTGCGACACGCTCGTCAACAAACCCATTGACCTGCTGTGGAACGTCGATATCACCGGCTATTACTACGCCATGGTCGAGGAAAAACAAATCAATAACCGCACACATCCCTACTTCAATTTCGGCGTCACCATCCATAACCTGGCACAACTGCGCGACGGGACAGCAGATACCATCATCCGCACGATCAATTCCGTTTACCTCCCATACTGCGAGCAGGACGCCGTGAACGCCGTATGCAAGCGCAGAATCCTGGAACTGCCACAGGAATACAATGCCACGTTCTTTAACCTACCCCGCATCCCCGACGGCGAGGAAACCATCAAACACTACGCCGCTTGGCATCCGTTCAATACCAAACCCGGCTATGTGACCTACGATGCACTCACCTGGGATCAGGTGATCCACATGAAAGAGGTGAACACTCATGCGTAAAGTCGTCGTCTACATGGGCGACCGTCGGATCTACGACCAGCTTGTCACCGCCGCCAAATCACTCCTCAATCACACCATGGTTGACCACGTCTTCTTCCTTATCGACACACCCACCTTTCCTGAACCACTCCCGGACATCATCACAACCATTAACGTCCATAACCAAAAGATCTTCCCAGTCCCAGGTCCGAACTACCACCCGCACTACGGCTACATGACATGGATGCGGGCGGCACTCTCAAAAGTCCTTCCATCCGAGGACGTGGTTCTCCTTCTCGACCCCGATACCATTGTCGTGGACGACATCACGCCCATCTGGTCATACGACCTCTCCGATTACTACCTTGCTGCCGTCAAGGAAACACGCTTCTATTCCAACCGCTCCATCCACGACAAAGACCCTTACTTCAACGCAGGCGTTATGCTCCTTAACCTCGCCAAGATGCGAGCCGATAAGATAGACGATACCATCATTAACTCCATCAACGCCAAGCACTACCAACACCTGGAACAGGACGTTATCAATCTCGTCTGCGACAAGCACATCCTCTCCATCCCGTCCGACTACAACACTTCCTTTGTCACCGATATCACTCCGCACCCTCGCATCCGTCACTTCCTCTCCCTAGCCAAGGACGAGTACCCAGCCTGGGCGAGGAAGTACGAATCCATTACTTGGGACGACATCCTTCAGAAAGGAGAACCGAATCATGCCGAATAAAAAAACTGGAACGGATCTTACCGAAGAACAAGTCACCGATGTTGTGAAAAAGAAACGAAAACGCCCCGACCGTACCGAAGCATTGACGCCTACCTATGAACCGGGTGTCATGTCAGAAATGATTACCAACGCCATGAATCTCGCAAACATGGGCGACGTAGACATGTACGATCCTGACCAGGTCGAGCGGCGGGTGATGGATTGCTTGACTTATATGATCGAACATGACATGAAACCGACCGTGGAGTCGATGGCTTTGGCGTTTAATACAAACAGGACGCAATTGTGGCGGTGGAAGGAAGGGGTCGAGTCACATCTACCTGAGCGATCCCGTAACGCCATTAAAAAAGGCTATAGCATAATGAACCAGCTATTGACTCAAACTATGGCTGACGGAAAAATTAATCCAGTCGCGGCAATCTTCTTGCTCAAGAACAACCACGCGTACAAAGACCAGACGGACGTCGTTGTCACTCCGAACAATCCGCTACAGGATATGAACGCAGAGGACGCACGGCAACGGCTGATAGAATCCATCCCGTCCGATGAGGAATAGCAAAAGCAATGCAGGCGTGACGAGGAACTAGAATTAATAATAAATGTACATTATGTACGTTATACTCAATTATCTATCTCCCCAACGTGACGCATTGCTTTTGCTATCCGGGAAATGAAGGACAGGAAAAGCGTACAAAAAAAGCAGGGTGGCTAGCCCTGCTTCTTTTCTTTTATCCATCGGTTCAGTGTCGAGAGCGAGATACCAAACTTCTTGGCGATCTCTTGGCATGACATGATGTTTGCTTCGTACATGGCGTATGCCTGTTGCCTGTCCTTATCCGTTCCGGAACGGGGACGTCCGCCGTGACGACCTCTTGCCCGGGCTGCCTTCAATCCGTCGATGGTACGCTCGGCGATGAGATCCCGTTCGAACTGCGACAGGGCGGAGAGCATGGTCAGCATTAGTTTTCCGGTCGCCGTGGTTGTGTCGAGGTTTTCTTTAAGGCTGACGAGGTGAACGTCCATGGTGGTCAGCCGTTCGACAAGGTCGAGCAAATCCTTGGTTGAGCGGGAAAGCCTTGAGAACGAGTCGATAACGAGAACGTCACCTGGGCGGAGGGTGAGGAGCATGGTCTTCAGTTCCGGACGGTCGGACTTTGTTCCGGTCATCTTCTCGTTGAAGATCCGTTCGCATCCGGCCGACCGGAGATTGTCCAGCTGGCGGTCAAGGTTTTGATCCTGAGTAGAAACGCGAGCATAACCAATTTTCACAAGGCATCAGCCTCCTCTCATTGCCTATATTATACCATAAACGGACGTATTTGAGTAGTAGATTTTGACACGGCAATGGAATAAAAAAGTGTGAAGAATGCGGGTACGATATGACGAACTGATATTGTGTGTCAAAAACGAGCGTTATTGAAATAAAGAAATGCATAAAAAAAGACCCGTCCCCCGGCTATGGGGACGGGCGAAAGAAAGGAGTCCCGACGTGGCTGGCGTCGGCTGCGAGCGGTCAGCTTGGGTTTGACCGCCCGAGTGCCGAGGTCAGGCGAGCCAAATGGGGCGGGAGATGAACAGGGAGTAGTAACTCCTGCCCATGGAGGAGTCCCGGACATACTCCATGCCGTCCTCGTCATGGCGGACGAGCATCCGCCAGGTGCAGAC